ACCAACGGATCTGCCCCAGTTGGACACGTTTTGGAGGTATCCCCAAGGGAAGAGCGCTCGCCGGAGGAGCTGGCGCAGCTGATGCAGGAAGCCGCACGGATGTGGGACTGATGGGACAGTTCACCCCGCCTAACTTTTTCCTAGGGCTCATGCGGGTTGTCGCATGGGCTTTTTGGAGAGATCCCGTGGCTAAGCCTGAACCGCCCCAGCCGAAGCGTCCCAGGAAGCCGACGCTGGGCTACACCGTCGGGGACATTCCCTACGAGTTGTTGGCCGTGGTGCGGGTGTCCTGGTACCGCAAGGGCATGGCCTACGAGGTCGAGGAGTACCAGATCGAGGAGTCCGACGATGCGGTGCCCCAGTTCCGCTACATCGTTGGCACGGCGCTCAAACAGGGCGCGGACGTGTGCGTACTGACCCAGTACGAGCCCGCCGCACTGGGGGTGCCTGAGTAAGGGGTGGCCGGTGGCTGGTCCTCACGCGGTGCCAGCCTGTTGCCCGCAGCCGGCCTCTACGGGACCGCCTAGTTCCTCCAAAAAGGGACTAGGCGCAAAACCTAGCCAGCACCAGCCACCTCACGCGGATGTAACGAAATGCGACAGCCCGGCCTTGCGGTTGGGCTGTTTGTGTGCAACACTAAGGGCAAGCCCGGAGAGCCGGGCGGACCTGTTACTGAATTACAAATGGATCAATTTCACACTCCAGTTGAAAACACCAAGCTCAGTCCGTGGTTTTTTGCGGTCAACTGGGGCGTCCTCACGCTCCAGCAGAAGATCGCCGACATGGAAGCCATGGGCATGAACCCGATCTACGACATTGCACAGCTCGAAAAGCTCCAGGACTTGGAGCAGTTCCTCAAGATGAGCTGGGATGCCTGGCTGGATCGGATGGAAACCAGCAAAACTGCTCAGGAGGTCAAGTGAAGGTACTGGACATTGAGGAGCTGCGATTTGAGGGCGACCACCTTGTTGTCGATGCCCTTGTTGATGACGCTGTTTTGGTCTATCCGCAGACGCAGCTCGACCCGCCCGAATGGGGGCCTGCCCTGTGCCGAGGCACCCTCTACTTTTCAGATGAAGACTTGATCCCAGCCACCGATGCTCAACTCCGGGCCATGCTCACCGAGCGCGTCGATGACTGGGCTCCAATCGACACGTCTGATTGGGACGTCTGAAGCTCGTGACCTGCGTAACCAAGACGACTACGACGATTGGGAAGTAGGTCTAGAGCCCATACCGGGGGATACGCACTGGGTCAGGGTCCGCACCTTGACCCAGCTTTACCGCCACCTCATCTACGTGTTCGCCACCAGCGACACCATCAGTTCCACCAGGCTGGCCAACCTGGCCATCCACGAGATTCTCAAGTTGAGACTCACGGATCTCACCCGGTTGAGGCAGCAGGACCCAAACTTTTTTGCATGAAATTTCAATGACTGACGCAGCTTTCAATCTCCAGCAACTGGAGAGTCGCCCTAACTGGTACGAGCACCTCTCTGATGTGGAGCGTGCAATGCGCCAGTCAGATGATGATTGGGCGATTCGGAAGGACTATGGCTGGGATGGGGATGACGGTGGGGAGTGGGGACCCAACCCCCTGGAGCCTGGGCAGAACGTGCTGGAGTCGGACTGGTACGACACTTTGGCGCTACCGTTTCCCGAGGAGTTCCAGGCATGTGACTCCTACGTGTACGAGCTGATGGACACCATTGGTAAGTACAAACACGATCCAGCGCTGATGGCGCACATGGTCGCGCTTCGCGCTGCTGAATACCTCGGCAACGTGGGGCACGACGAGACCATCAAAATCCGGAGCCAGCTCCGCAATTCCTACGTTGTTGAACACGCTGATGACTGAAAATTCGATGGTGCCGTTTTACCGTTCCTATCTGCTGAACGGGCGGACCATTTATCTGGACAAGCTTTCTGAGCTTTCGGACTCGGAGCTGCACCTTCTCAACGTTGACACCATGGCTGCGCTCCAAGAGGCGCGGCATGAGTACGACAACATCGAAAACAAGCAGTCCGAGGAAGCTGGTCCGGCTTATCGCAGGCTAAAGGTGGCTGGTTATTTCCAGGCCGCTATCAAACTTGAACTACAAGATTGATCAGTTCTACACACTAACCACCATGAAAGAATCTCAACGCACCTGCCGCTTTGTAGAACTAAAAAACTACAACATTGATCGCAAGGGCGACGACTTCCTCGAAGTCACCGAGTGGACAAACAATGAAGGCTTTGACATTCACCTAAGCCGAGGCCACCAGTCGCTTTCTATGACATGGGAGGAATTCACAGCCCTGCAACAGGCTCTCGGCGACTGGATCGAACAACCTGATTCCACTTGCCCGCACATCGTTTCCAGCGATGAAGGCACCAGCTACTGCAAGCTGGCCGAGAAAACGGCAGATCTGCTTGCCAAGTTGCGTGATTGAAGCACAGTAGTCCGATCAACTATTGACACAGACCCGCTCTTCCCTACTACACTGCACACGTTCCAAACCGATGAACATGTACATCCTTTCGGAAGCTCAGTTTGATCAGGTCATCAAAGCTCTTGATGCTGCCCGCTTTGCTCTTGATACGTGCCAGCACGTGGAGCTGGATCTGACCAATCCCAAGCAGACGATCCCGTTGCCCGCTGGCGAGAAAATTGTACGTACAACTGCCGTACGCCAGTCTCAAAGTAAGACTCGTAAGTCCAGCCGCAAGGGACAGCGTGGGGTGGCGGTGTTGACGGAGCCCAAGGTGCTGGAGATCAAGCGCCAGCTTGCTGCTGGCGGGAAGTCGGTGGCGAAGATCGCTAAGGAGTTTGCGGTGCATCCCACCACGATTAACTGCATCAAGGCCGGTAAGACCTGGAAGCACGTGTCGATCCAGCAGGATGCTGCTGAGGTCAAGGCGTGATTTTGCCTGACGTGGAGATCCTGTCGCTGGTGCGGCGGGACCTGGTGACGCCCTTCGATCCAGAGCTGGTGAATCCTGCGAGTCTTGATGTGAGACTCGGGGAGAATTTGCTGGTGGAGTTGCCGTCAACGCCTCAGCTGGTGCCCTTTTCCATTGCTGGGCATACGCAGGAAGATCCGTTCATGCTCCATCCGCATGAGTTCATCCTTGCGGAGACGGTCGAGGAGTTCCGGCTGCCGGACTGCATCGCTGGGCAGCTGGCGCTTAAGTCCAGTCGTGCCAGGGAGGGGATTGAGCATCTCCTTGCTGGGTACATCGACCCTGGATACTGTGGGAGGCTAACGCTGGAACTGCAGAACGCGCGGATGCTCCACCCGGTTGCTTTGTGGCCGGGGATGCGGATTGCGCAGATCGTGTTCCACCGGATGACAATGCTGCCGTCCAAGGATTACTCCCACACTGGGAGATACCAAGGCGACAAAGCTGTTCAGGGGTCCAAAGGATGAGCGATCCAGTCAACCATCCGTCGCATTACACGGCTGGCAAGGTCGAGGTGATCGACGTCATTGAGGATTGGGTAAGGCCGGCACCGGATCCTGTGGTTGGTGGTCTGCATTGGCAGGTCATCAAGTACGTCAGTCGGGCGTGGTTGAAAAAAGATCCTTACGAGGATTTTTGTAAGGCCCGCTGGTATCTCAACCGCCTCATCAATACCTTGGCTACGGAGGCGTACCAAGACCGATGAGGCGTTGGTGGCGAGTTGTCGCCAAGGCCCTAGGAGAGAAGGCGCACCAGCACGACCGGATTGCTGATCAGGTTGCACTGGTGCGTTTTTGTATCTTGGCGGCCTACATGATCACAAACATTTTCATTTGCGCAGGCGTTATTCGTCACTGGAATGACCAAAACTGTCAAGCTGCTCCATTGCACACCGGACGCTGAAAAGCTCATCGTCAAGATGGCTCGCGTCAGCAATCCGCAGAACCAAGAGAACTGGGATACCGGGCCAAAGTTGCTCGGCTACCTCATCAAACACAAGCACTGGAGCCCTTTTGAAATGGCTTCAATGTGCGTAGAAATTCAAACTGAGCGTGATATTGCGGCGCAAATTTTGCGGCACCGCAGCTTCTCGTTCCAGGAATTTAGTCAACGCTATGCGAAGACTGTTCCAGCAGAATGTCCATACATGCGGATGCAGGACAGCAAAAATAGGCAGAACAGTTTGGATGAACTGGACGAAGATATGCAGGCGCACTGGGCAAATAAAACTGCCCGAGTGATCATGGATAGCTACAAGATTTACGAAGAGATGTTGTCTGAAGGTGTGGCTAAAGAAACTGCACGCCGTATTTTGCCGTTGTGTACGCCGACGACGATGTACATGCACGGCACACTGAGGTCGTGGCTGCACTACATACAAGTGCGGACCGACCCTGGAACGCAGGAGGAGCACAGGGATATTGCGCTCCAGTGCAAGAACATTTTTTCTCAATCCTTTCCAGTTATTGCGGAGGCGGCTTTCGATGAGATGCGCTAACTGCGATCACGAGCGGATTGATGTGGATCGTACTTGCCACGACACCGCTGAGTCGATTCTTCGCAAAAGGAAGTGCTCCAAATGTGGGTACTCCGTTTTTACTGTTGAGGTAGAGCTGCCGCAGGGGGCTGCCATGCACTCCCGGAAACATCTGCTTCGGCGTTTACCTGGATTTTTACGTGTTCATTTTTCGTGATGGCGATTTCGATCAACAGCAGGCCGTGCCAGAAGTGCGGCAAACACACAACCAACCCAGTGATGTGCATGAAGTGTTATCGCTCCAGTGAGGCTGGGTTACTGGAGATTCGTATGGAGCGGATTCGGCAGAACTACAAGCCCCAGGAGGATGGGGGGCCGTGTCGGTGTTGCGTGCACTGGGAGAAGCGGTGTTTGCTGGGACTTCCCGAGGGTGGGACACTCGCGGCGGCGGAGTTGTGCTCGGCAAGGGAGCTTGACAGCCTGCTAGAGTAGTAGGGTACAAGTTGCCCTACCAGGCTTGGACTTCTTTCAAGGCATCGAGCACCTCCACACGCTCGACGGCGAAAAGCTCATCGCTTTTGACTCGGAAACGACGCAGCTCCAGCCAAAAATGGGCGGGATGCGGTTATTGCAGTTGGGCGCTCCAGGTAAACAGCCTGTGGTGCTCGACTGTTTTGCGCTGGATGACAACGACTGGATCGAGGTCGAGGAGTTTTTCAGCGTGGAGCGCACATGGGTGGCTCACAACGCGGTCTTCGATCTCGGTTGGCTGCAAGAGCACGAGATTTACCCGGCGGGCAAGATCCTGTGCACCATGCTGGCAAGTCGGATTCTTACCAACGGGATGTCCAACGTGAAGCACGGGCTCCAGCACTTGGTGAAGCGCTACCTGCACGAGGATATTTCCAAGGAGGAGCAGAAGAGTGACTGGTCTGGGGATTTGACCGAGAGTCAGCTGGAGTATGCCGCCAAAGACGTGCTGGTGTTGCTCGACTTGTACGAACAAATCCAGCAGCGGATGGCGACGGCAGCGCTCCACCCGGCTTGGTATTTGGAGTGCAATGCGCTTCCGGCGATGGCGCAATTATGGCGAACTGGCCTTCCCTTTAATAAGGAGGCGCTTATTAAAGTTATCGAGGATTTGGATATTGAGCACCACGAAGTAGGCGAGAAGTTTATTGAGGACTTTGATACTGCTTTGCCGGAAGGGCACAAGCTGTGTCGCGGGATTGACGGCAGTTTGCTGTACCAGACGAAGCCGGGCGCTAAAGGTAAAAAAGCTGACTCGGATGTGTTTAATCTCAACAGTCCTGCGCAGTTGCTGAAAAAATTCACTGCGTTGTTGGGTGAGCCTCCGATGGACGCCAAGAGCAACAAGCCCAGTGCTAGCAAGCTGGCGCTCCAGGAATATGTAGGCGACCACAAGGTTGTGGCGGATTATTTGAGATGGAAACGGGTGGAGAAACGTCGGCAAATGGCTGAAACTTTGCTGAAGAATCTTTCCAGCGATGGTTTTATTCGTGCCAGCTATATGCAACTCGGGGCTGATACCGGAAGGATGTCATGTATGAGTCCAAATCTTCAGCAGATTCCGCGTGATCAGCGGTTTAGGGCTTGTGTGCAGGCGCCAGAAGGTTACAAGTTTGTTGTAGCAGATTATGGGCAGATGGAGTTGAGGCTAGCGGCGGCAGAAGCTAAGGATTCTCTTATGACTCAGGTGTTCCAGCAGGGGAAGGACCTTCATACGATTACGGCGACGCAGATTTACGGGGTCGCGGAAGATGAGGTTACGAAGGAGCAGCGGCAGGTCTCAAAATCGGCAAACTTTGGACTTCTCTACGGCAGTGGAGCCAAAGGACTCAGAAACTACGCAGCAGCAATGGGGATCCAGATGGATCTTGATGAGGCTGCGGAGGTGCGGGAAAAGTTCCACGCTGCATATAAAGGCATCTCCGCATGGCAGCGCAAAAATGCTAGAGATGCTGATGCGGCTAAGGACAATCCATCTATCCGCATACGCATCTCGGGCTTGCGGCGGTTTTTACCGGGCGAAAACAACAAACTCACTACCCGCTGTAATACGCCAATCCAAGGAGCCGGTGCAGCAGTCCTCAAACTTACTCTCGGCAAATTGTGGCCGGTACTCCACGCCGACGGGGAAGATGTTGTGCGCTTGGCCGGCGTGGTGCATGACGAGATCATCCTGCTCGTCGCCGAAGAACACGCAGACACCTGGGCGCTCCAGCTGCAGTCCGTAATGGAAGAATGTGAGGCAAAGTGGTTGGGTGAGATTCCGCCGCTTGCCGAGGCTAAGGTCGGGGATAGCTGGGACCAAGCAAAGTGAGCCCCGAACAGGTCGTCGAAGAGTACGAGTACCGAGTGCGGATGCACCCGCGTCACGGTGGTACGCACGACCTGTACGTCATCGCTCCAGATGCTTTCACCGCAAGGATGAGGGCTTTGGAGCGTTGCCCTGAGCGGCACATTCAGTCGATCCTGCGAGTCTCAGAGTTGGACGCATGAGTCGCGCCCGCACTGGCCGTGAATTGGTGATGGAGTGGTTGATGCGGGAGATTCGTATGGCCAAAACGAGCGATTTGCACAGAATGGCTGCGTTTTTGGAGTTTGCACGGCAAATTCGCACGGGTTCCAGGCAACAGCGCACCAAGGCACGATTGGGGCAGGCCAATTCGTGGCGGAAGGATGTGGATGAGGATGTGCGCTGGCGCGTCTAATGTGTCGCAGTATGGTATCGTGTAGGAGATTAGAGAACTAGCGATGCCGCTAAAGCACGGGTCGAAAATTTATTGCCAGTTGCTGTTGGACAGCCACCGCTACAAGTTGGCTGAGCAGCTTGCAGCCAGTGAGGGCAAGCGTGTAACGGGGATGCTGCGGGATATGGTTTACGCTGCTTTGGAAAAAGCCGTTCCAGCGTCCGATTACAAGGCGGCGAAGGCTGCGGATGAGGCGGCTTGGGCCGAGTCGGTGCAGCGACGGGTGCAGGGAAGGATGCGCTCCAAGCAAGAAGGCAAAGTGTCAGAAACTGACGCATGAGACTCAGTTGTGTTTCGATACATACCAACGCAGACTAGGTAAAAGTACTAGATTCACACAGTAGTCACACAAAGGCAGATGACGCGCTATGTCGTCATGGTCGAGGATCGCTGGGTTACGGCGGTTTACGGCCCTGGTAAAGGAATCGGTCTCACC